TTTACCTGACGGGACTGTTGTTGGACAAGATCACTCAAACAGCTCTGGTCAAAATAACACTACTTGCGATAATAGTATTTTACATCTTATTATTTTGTTCTATTTAATTCTCTACCTTATTCGGTTAGAGTACGGTACAACTGCCACGTATAGTGATGTCGTTGATTATGCAATTATTAATGTATATTCAGATGACAAAATATTTGGTATTAAACCTGGAAAAACTGAATATAGTATTGAGAGGCTTAATGAGATTGAAGCAGAAATCTATCTCAGATTCGGTATGGTAATCAAGAAAAGCGCATCCAAATGGATCGAACATATCCCTGGTGATTTGTTTGAGGAAGATGAAATAGAATTCCTTGGCGGTTCTTGTTATTGGCATGAAGGTTTGGACATGTATGTCCCAAAACCCCGAGTCGGTAAATTATCCACCTCTATATCCCGCACATTAGTTGAGACTGATGGGCCTGGACTTTGTGAGCTCGATCAATTTACAAAACTAGTATCAATAGCTACCCTATTGGTCCAACCTGTCCCCCACCTATTTTATTCAGTTAAGATGTTCATCCGCTGGATGTTTACAGCTTTCCCTGATTATAGAACTAAATTTGATGATATTTTAGTGTCTTACGACGCTGTTTATCTAACAGAATTTGGTTTTGATGTCACTGACCGTCAAGGTTATACAACTAATCATAATGGAAAGCCTATATTCTTATTAAATAGCGTCTGGGTTGCACAATCTGGTTTGGACCCCTCATATCCCCCTTTTAGAAGCGGAGAAGGTTCTATTTTTTTTACTTCCCCGTTGGTGGTGGATGGTTTTAAAAGAATTATGAGTGAGACAATAGCGACCCCTAATGATATTAGCCGCATCGAAAAGAAGATTGAAGATATGACCAAAAAAGTTGGAATTACCGAAGAAGGTAAAACTTGGCTGGAAGAGAGTCTTGATCCCTTTCATGATGCCCCCTATCGATCTGTTGGTTTTCCCGACTTAATCACTGGAAATTCAGTAGTCCAGTATGTTAAACAATCTTGGGATTATGTGGTTCCCGCCACTTATACTCAGGATGTCCATATTTTTATGGATTCTGTTGATACACGTGAGACTATTTATCAAAATGCAAGATATAACGAGGCAGGTACGTACCGAAACAACTCCTGGTCAGCTAGCGCGACAGGAGGAGTAGGTGCACACTCTCGTGGAGGATTAGTCCTTAGAAATTCTGGAACCCAAGGTTCTGGAACTACTCTCAGTACCGTTACTGGTACTGGCTTTACTGGCGGACTACCTAGAACTTATTTAAGCGACTCCCGTTGCCGAATTATATCTAAGGGTTTTGAAGTGACTAACACTACTCCTATGATTAATGCCGGAGGAGCGGTTACTGTTTACCGTGATTCAACATCTACAGCATATTACCCGGGTGGTACTGGAAATTTATATAATAGTTCCACTCCAACCTATAACGCATCCCATGAACTTTATCCCTTAGGTAAAGTCCCCGAAACTCTTGCCCAGGTGAATTTAATACCCGGAGTGAGCACTTGGGAAGCCGCAAAAGGTTGCTACTGTGTTTGTACTATGTCTAGTCAAATAAACAATGCTGGCGAAGAGCCTCCTACGCTCTTAGTCACCAATGATTCTAGTAGTTCAGCTAATACTGATTATGTTTCAGCTTACGGCTCTGGAAATGTCCCTGTACTTTCTAACCCCTATGGAACTGTTACTATGATTAGTCCATTCTTCGTGAGTGGAGCTTATTTTACTGGTCTCCCCCCTGGAACTTCCTTAAGAATTAGTTCTGTCTACATTATCGAAAGATTTGTTGATCAGACTAATCTTGATCTTATTGTTCTTTCTTCCCCCTCCCCTTACTATGACCCTGTTGCAATGGAGCTTTATGCTCGTGCTGCCCACAGATTACCACATGGTGTCCCCGTTGATCGGAATGAATCCGGTGATTGGATTAAATCAATTGCCGATGTTCTTGGAACCTTTGGTGTCCCTGGTATGCCCCTTGTACGCGGTGCAGTTGATGTTTATAACACGGGACGTAAAGTCTTGAAAGCTGTTAACCCCTCTGGTAAGGAGACCACTGACGAAAAACGAGAGAAGAGATACCGGGAAATGGAAATTGCTCTGCAAAAGTACAGAAACCCCGCCCCTTCAGTTAAACCAATGGCTGTTAGACCCGCTCTATCTCCAAAACCCCAACCTGTAAAGGTGAAAGGTATGAATAAAGCGAATACTAAATCATCTCAACCAACGAAAAGATAGGC